ATCAAAGGATGAAAGATGAGGGCAATAGTCAAAACGTTATAGCAAGTTTTGCCAGTGCCTTTAAGAAGAATAAGCTAGTACAAGGTGTGTTTGAGCAGAGCATAATGCCTACTCACATACTAAATGCAGACCTATTCCAAAAAGCTATTAATACTCAAGCTGAACTAATGATGAATGCTAGAAGCGAGAAAGTTAGATCTGATGCGGCTAGCAGTTTAATGATGCACCTTAAACCGCCAGAAACCAAGAAAATAGAGTTAGATATAGGACTTAAGCAGGATCAAAGTCTTGCCGATTTGAGAGAAGCTACTGGGGAATTAGTTCGAATGCAAAGAAAACAGATGGAAGCCGGAAATACAAATGCATTAGAAATAGCTAACAGTACTATAATTAAAACAGTGGATTCTGATGAGCAGCAGTAAAAAATCAGTTGAAGATTATCTTAATAGTGTTGACTATAAATTTAAAAGCTATATACCTTCTGAAGCTAGTTTACATTTTATAAATTTTATAAAACTAGTTAATGGAGCAGAAGGGGAATCTAATAAGTCTCCGGTTACCCATTTTCAGTTGATGGACAATATATTTAGTGGTAAAACTAGATTAGCTGTTTTATGTCATCGCGGCTTTGCTAAATCAACACTGCTGACTACGTATCTGCCTTTGTATATAGCTGTGTTTGGAAAATTAGACAATTTTGGTGTAGTAAACTACATGTTAGCTGTTTTAGATAGTCAAGAAGGCGGTGCTAAAACTATGCGTAAGTCTTTAGAGATGACTTATAACAATAGTGAGTTTTTACAGCAATATATAGTAGACACAAGATTTACTGATACTTTTATAGAATTAGAAAATAGGGATGGGCACAGATTAGGCATAAAAATGGTTGGTGCCCAGATGTCTATTCGCGGGACAAGATTTGCTAACAATAACGGTTCTCATAGACCCGAGTTTTGTATTATGGATGATATTTTAAGCGATACTGACGCTAAATCTCCTACAGTTATAGCTAATATAGAAAATACAATACATAAAGCAGTAGATAAAGCAATGCACCCTACCAGAAACAAGATTTGCTATATTGGTACAGTATTTTCTCAGATTGATCCACTGTACAGAGTCATAGAATCTGGTAGATGGAGTCCGAGCGTTTATCCTGTATGTGAAAGATTTCCTTGTACAAAAGAAGAGTTTGTAGGTAGTTGGGAAGATAGATTTCCTTATGAGGCTGTAAAACGTATGTATGATGATGCTGTAGCAATGGGAAGAATGTCAGATTTTAATGGTGAAATGATGAATAGGGTCATGTCTGATGAAGATAGGCTTATTCAGGACAGTGATATCATGTGGTACAAGCGTGGTAATGTTATGCAAAATAAGGGACTTTTTAACTTTTACATAACCACAGATTTTGCTACAAGTGAAAAAACTAGTGCCGATTATAGTGTTATTTTTGTTTGGGCTTACAACAATAAAGGAGACTGGTTCTGGGTAGACGGAGTACTTAAAAGACAGCTAATGGATGCTAATATTGATGATTTGTTTAGACTAGCTCAGCTGTATAAACCACAGCAGACAGGTATAGAAGTTACAGGACAACAAGGAGGATTTATTCCGTGGATTAAAAATGAGATGATAACCAGGAATGTGTATTTTACTTTGGCTAGTGAGAATAATAGTAATAAAGAAGGTATAAGGCCTGTTACAAATAAGTTGCAGAGATTTAATATAGTTGTGCCATGGTTTAAAACGAAAAAAATGTATTTTCCGGAAGAGATGAAAGAAGACCCTATTATTAACGAAATTACAGAAGAATTGAGTTTGGTTAGTTTAGCAGGCATTAAAGCTAGACATGATGATGCAATAGACACTATAAGCCAATTAGGCAGTCTTGCTCCATGGAAACCTTCTGCAGAAGTAGCCAAAAAATACAATAAAGAAAGCAATATTTGGGAAGATGATTTTGAAGTTGATGATACAACTGGCATAGATTCCTATATTGTATAATACGGAAATTGGGTTATACTCAACAAAATTTTACCTATAAAGGCTATAAATGCTTCTAGCTGACTTGTTTAGCTATATATCCACATTAGACTCCTCATCTATAAATATAGGTGGAGATGATAACGGAGATATAGCCAGTAATCATTACCCAAAAGTTATCAATGCTATCAATTTAGCTATGATTGACCTTTATACGGAATTTCCTGTAAAAGTTCGTGGTATGACAATACAGTTGTATTCACATATTACGGAATATTATCTTGATAGTGACTATGCAGCTACGAATACCGAATCTACTGAAGTTTATAAATACATAACTGATACGGCTAACAATCCTTTTACGGACGATGTAATACACATAGTTACAGCATTTAATGAGGAAGGAGAAGAATTCTATCTTGATAACGAAGAAGAATCTTTATCCCTTTACACTCCTTCCTACAACATTCTTCAGCATCCGTATCCAAGCAGCGAAAATGCGGTATTTCTTACCTACAAAGCACTTCCGACTAAAATTCCTACCAATTCCGATGTAGATACCTATAAAGTAGGTTTACCCAGGCAATTGCTGAATTTGTTGTTAGTGTATGTAAATTATAAATTACTGTCTTCTGTTAACAAGGAAGAGTCTATGGCCAAACTTAATGAGTATTTAAGTCTTGTCACTAAAGCTAAAACTAATGGCCTATTCTTATCTGATGAAGCTGCTAATACCAAGATAGAGGATTCGAAATGGGAATAAATTATAACCCGGCTAACTCAGGACAAATAGTTGATGACTACATTAATACTGCTTACGATACTGTAAAAGTTGTAGCTGACAATCTTACAGAAGTTGTGAGGGTAGCTGACTTATCTACTACGTTTCAGGCTTCCTCTACTCCTCCTACAACTAGAGCTGATGGCAACCCTTTAGAATCTGGAGATCGTTATTTTAATGAAAGTAATACAAGTATCTATACATGGGACGCTACAGGATTAGTTTGGATAGTTGAGGGAAGTACTAATACTACTTATGAGTCAGTTACTATAGACGCTACTATGGCAAGTACAGGAACAATTTCTCTTACAAATCCTTATGTAGTAGCTGGTGATAATAAAATAATTACGGTACAAGGAGTTATACAGTATCCAGGTACAGACTACACAGAAACAGATACTGCTACCTTAGATTTTGGTGCAGGAGTACTGGTTGAAGGAGATACAGTTTTTTCTATTGTTGGAACTTCAGTAGCTATAAGCACTATAGACGCCACTGCAACTACGTATACTCCTGATGGAGGTATGGCTACTACCATAGCTGCTAAATTAAATTCTTTGCGTTATGCTACATTAGCCGCTGTAATTACTGATGTCAGTAATTTGCAGTCTGGATATGTTTTAGATCTTGCGGAAAGAGTATCTGGTAGCGGAGGCGGTTTGACAGGTGATGTAATAGCAGATACTGGTGGTGCTTTATCTATCGCTGAGGGTGGTTTCAGGCTGATGTATTTAGGGTCTGATTTAACCCTACAATTGAGAGTTGAAGATAAAGTCATAGTTACACAGTGGACTTCAGTTGATGGCACTACCGATAATATAGCTGCAATGATAGCGGCCGATGCTTACGCTTATGCAAATAGCCTGCCATTAGAGCTTACTGGTAGTATGAGGACTACAGCAACCTTTAGTGTCACAGCTCCCACATTAATAACGAATTATGCAACAATCACTAAAGATGTAGATGATACTGAGGTAGTAAGATTTATCTCCAATACGGGTGGTGCTTCAGGTTCATTCACAACACATAGAGGTTATTTATATGTTACACAATCAGCCAAACCAACAACAATTCAAACAGCGGCACATGCTTTTGTGTTTGAAGATGTGGTATTGACTCATTTTGGCTCATTAAAAGCTGGTCACTGTGCTTATGGCTTTAAGAACGACTCTAGTTCTGCCCATGCTTTATGCTGGGGTAATTACTTTGAGCATATGGAGGTACGTGGTTGTGTTCAGGGTTATCTAGATTGGGAGTTCGCTGGTACAGGTGCTCATACTGAAAATTATGTTGCTACAGCATATTTTAATGGTAAACAACCAAGTTCAGCCACGTTATTAGAAAAAGAAGATTACCCAATAAATTTAGACGCGGCGGAGGGTTTCCGGTTTGGAACTCTAAATATGGAATGGACTAAAAGAAATGGTGGCGGTCATTTTATAAATGTATTGAATGGGACTACCTTGGGGATTGGTTCTTTTCATTTTGAGGGCAACGAGTCAACAGTTTCGGGTGATTACGGTATTTTCAATATAACATCATCTGCAGATAATCCGGTTAATGTAGCTATTGAAAATATGCACATTAATAGCATAACTCAATCAACAGGGAAATTATCACTTGTTTTTGCTAGTGCTACTTCTTACGGCACCTGTACGGTAGGTTCGTTCAGTGGCCGGGTATCATCAAACACTATCTCAGACTTAAGAGTGATTGATTATGATGGGCCTTTTGTTACCAGTTTAGGGATTAATTCTAAATGGGCTGACTATTTTACTGCGGAGAAAGTTGGTAATAATAACTCTGATTTCAAACCACAATTATATATTGGTGGTTATCCTTATGACTATGGTTTTAGTTTAACTGATCAAGGTGCTACTGTTAATGTTGGAAAAGCCTCGTACATGCGGTTGTTAGGCACACAAGCAGCCTCATTAGCTACAATCACAGCTACTGCTGTAGAAAATGAAAGAGACAGGCTTCTAACAATTGAGAATGATACAGGTGGGCCTATAACAATCACCAGCACAGGTAATATATTAGCGCCTTACGGGACTACATTCGATCTAACTATGCCAGTACAAAGCAGGATGTTAGTTAGCATTAATGTGGTAGATAACGCAGCGCACATAATAGGACTAAGCATTTAAGCGAGTAAAGTGTAGTGGGTTCTTACAGGAAAAATTAGTGAATTATGATATTGGTTAGAACTGAATACGCAGATACACGCACCAGGGGAGTTTTGGTACTTCCTGATGGTGTATTTCACACTTTAGAGTTGCCGTGGAAAGACAATGAACGAGCTGTATCTTGCATACCTGTCGGAACCTATGAATCCGTTTATTTGCCACTCAGCGCATCTGGAAAGTATAGGGCTACTTATCACTTGCAGCAGGTTGATAGTAGAAGCGGTATACTCATTCATAACGGTAACGTAGTCGGTCATACAGATGGTTGTATCCTGGTAGGATTGACTAAGGGTACTTTGTATGGAGAGGCTGCAGTACTTCAAAGTAGAAAAGCTATGCTGAAATTAAACCAGCTGATGAATAAACAAAATTTTATTCTTGAAATAAGAGATATTTAAAATGGTTACTAAAGTAAAAGGCAGTGTTTCTACAGACAGATATTTTAATACTCTAGCTGTTGCCGTAAGCAAAGCTGGCAGTCTAACTGTTGATGATGTAGTAACCCTAAAAGAGCGCACAAGCGGAAACGGTGGAGGTTTTACGGGTGATGTTATAGCTGATGCTGGTGGTGCTGCGGCTACTGCTGAGGGCGGTTTTAGTCTGATGTATTTAGGCTCTGATTTGAGTCTACAGTTAAGATATGAGAGTATTATTGACCCAACAGTTTTTGGTTTATTGAGTGACGCTAATGGCAGCGTAGGTATTGGTACAGATGGTGGTGACCAAATCAACGCTGCTATCACGGCAGGAACTTATACAACTATTCCATCCGGTGATTATAGAATATCTACAGCTATAGCTTTAAATAAAGCGGCTACATTGAATCTAGAGAAAGGGTGTACACTTTGGATAGATGAAGGTGTTCACGGTATCGATTTGTCGGTTAATGATGCATCTATTACTGGTGATGGGAAAATAAAATATTTAAAATCAGTATCAACCAGTTTTGACGCTGATTCAATTGCTATTAATATTGGTAATCCAGACCTGACAACCTATGTTAGAACAATTTCGGTTCGTGGTATTAATTCTATTGAGATTCGCGGGGCTACAGAGTCAATAAGATGGAATACAGTATATTGGATAGAGCTTAAAAATATAGACACATGGGAAGATGAAATAGCTGTTTCAGCTAATCAACAAATGTCTGATCCTAACAAACCGACTACCACCCTATCAATGAATAGAATTTATAATCATGGTGGCGCAGGTTCTAAAGTAGCTGGTACACAAGCTTATTTAATGCGGTATATCACTGATTTTAATATTCAAGATTGTGTTACTGAGTGGTATCCAGATTTAGGTATTATTTTAACGTCTCAATCAGGAGTAATGATTAAGCATTATTTTGAATATTGTGATTCAGGTTTAGATCTGCAAGGCGGTTCTGGAAATATTTCTATAATTGATTCTTATGCTAACGGAATAGTAAGTGGTAGCTATGCTTTTAAAGCGCTGTATGGAACGGTTACAGTTATAGGTGGTCGAGGTGTAATTGAATCAGGTGGAACTTATACAGCAAAAGGAACAGAAGGTAAGATCATTTATATTAAACCTCCCTTTGTAAGTGGCGGCGGAACTATAGGACTGGATTATACTGCTGACACTGTGATTTCAGAGGGTGTTCTACAAGCGCCAGCAAATGTATTGAGCGAGAATGAGTTAATAATTCCTATAGATTACTCTTTTGTTTCAACAACTAGCAAAACAATGACTATCACAGTCACGCATGACAGTAATACAAGTTGGCATCCCATGATTATAAAAGCTAGATGCTCGGTAGTTCTTAATGCTGGTACAGGGTTAGACCTTCAAGAATGCTTAAGGCCATTAAGAAAGTTGGACAGTTCTTTAGTTCTAGGTACACAGGAAAACTACACTACAACAACGGCTTTAGTGACTTTATCCGCATCACATACAAGCAGTACTGTTACAGTATTTACAGTATTAATAGATCCAAGCTCAGCAGATTGGAGCGCAGCCGGTGAGGTTATAATTAATTTAAGCCGCAATAGCTTTGAATCATATGCTGTTACTTAGCGTTTAGCCGACTGAATAAGGTATTACCCTCTATAACAGATAAGAGATATTTAACATGTCTAAACTAAAAATAGTAAAAGACTTCTCCCAGGGAGATAGTTTTAAAATTAAGGTATCACATAATCCTACTAAGGATCTTACTGGCAGCAGTATTGTGTTTACGCTCAAAAAGCATGAAAACTCTACTACAGATATTTTAAAAATTACACATGCTGTAGGTGATGATGCTAATGATATTGCAGCTAATGGTTTAGCTTATCTATCAGTAGCTTCCGGAGATACAGAAAGTATTAACCCTGGTAAATATTTTGGTACCTTAAAGAGAATTATTGGTACTGATGTCTTCACTATTATGCGAAGTGGTAAAGATAATGTAGACTTAGTTGAAGTATTTGAAAATGTGAATGCATAATCATGGGAATAGTAATACAAGAAGTAGAAGAAATTATAGTAGAGGAGGGTGATACTTCTATTACTGTACAAACAGTTCCTGATGCAGCTATAGAAGGAGATTTAATTATATCTCACTCTATGCTTACAGACTTGTCTGCTGATGACCATACACAGTATTGGTTACGTACAGACACCCTTTACAGTAATTCAGATATTAAAACTTCATATGAAGCTAATTCAAATACTAATGTTTTTACAGATGCAGATAGAGTTAAATTAGACGGTATATCTGCCGGGGCTAGTGCAACTCCTTCTGCCAATACTATTAAGTCATTGTACTTAAGCAATTTAGACACAAATAACTATGATGATGATGCTCAGACTGCTGTCTATGGCCTTACGAATACAATTACAGTAACTGCTGATGGTGCTGTAGACGTTACCAACCTGGCTGTATTTATAGATGCAACGTCTAATGATATTACCCTTACATTGCCTACTGCTGCAGGAATAACAGGAATATCTATAAACTTAAAAAGAGTAGACGTGACTGTTAATACCGTTTTAATTGAAACAACCAGCACAGAGACTATAGACAGCAGTACCGGAGCTATACTGGCTACAAACCAAAATTTACTGCTAGTAAGTGATGGTACTAATTGGAGAATACTATAATGAGCTATTTAGAAAATATTTCCTATGCCTTAAAAATAGCTAAAGGAGAAATACCGGGTACTGCACAGATTAGTAAATTCGGTAGGTTAACTAATATCGATACAGGAGATACTTTCCCTAAAGACTTATGGAACGGAGATGCTGTTTACTCCGGCTTTCCTACAGGTGCTGCTGAAACTATGGAAATATTCTCTTCTGATGCTAATGATACAAGTGCAGGTACAGGTGCAAGAGAGGTTGTTGTACGGAATTTACTAGACGAAAATGGTGTACTTATGCCTGATATCACGGTAGCCCTTAATGGAACTACCCCGGTATCTTTAGGAGCACAAACATACAGCAGATGCAGTCGTGTATGGGTATCTGATGTGGGTAGTGGAGAAGCAAATGCAGGAGAAATTACGTTAAGGCATACTACAACTACAACTAATATTTTTGCTCTAATGCCCATAGGGTTTAATGCTACAAGTATAATGGCGTATACAGTACCTGCTGGCAGTACTTTGTATGTCAAACGAGGTAATATATCTCTTATAAGAACTAGTGGTTCACCAGGATCAGGAACAGCTACTGTAAGATCTAGAGAATATGGTTCTACAGTATTTGTATCTAACAGGGTTATTGATATAGCTACTGGGTTTCCTTACAAATTTGAGAACAACGGTTTTATGGTTTTCTCTGCTAGAACAGATTTAAAAGTAACAGTAGAAAATGTATCAGACAACGATACAAGTATAGCCAGTGACTTTGATGGTTACCTAATAGAGGATTAAGTTTGTGACAGATGAAACTAATAAAACAGATGAGTTTGCAAGAAAAAAGCTCACCGAATGGGTTAACGAGCCAACTCTGTTAGATCTTAAAAGCGAACTTACGGAAGCATACCCTGATCATCAGCACTATACGCTGAAGATAGATGCCTGGCTGGACAATCTTAATGTAACAGGTGCTGCCAAGCCTAAAAAGATTAAAGGACATTCTTCCATACAGCCAAAACTTATTCGTAAGCAGTCAGAATGGAGGTGTGCAGCATTAGTTGAGCCTTTCTTAAGTACTGAAGATTTATTTAATCTTGAACCTGTAGCTGCTGGAGACAAGAAAAGTGCTATTCAAAACAGTTTAATAATCAATAATCAATTCAACACAAAAATAAACAAAACTAAGTTTATTGATGATTACATTCATGCAGCAGTCAATGAAGGTACTTTTATAGCCAGGGTTGGTTGGGATTATGCTGACGAAGAAGTAGAAACAGAAATTCCTGTATTTGAACTTTTTCCTGTAGAAGATCCACAGGCTATGCAGCAAGAACAAGAACTGCATGCATTAATGTTTGAATCCCCGGATGACTATAACCAACTTCCAGAAGATATAAGACAAGCTCATGATGTTTTTATGCAAACAGGCATACCTCATGTAGCTAATCAAGCTGGTACAAGAATAGAAACAGAAACTAAAGTATTGGTAAATAAGCCAACAGTAGTTGTCTGTGACTATAAAGATGTAATCATTGATCCTACGGCTAAAGGTGATCCTGATAAAGCAGAATTCATAATCTACCGGTTTGAAACCTCTAAGTCTGAGTTAGAAAAATCTGGTATTGAGTATGTCAATTTAAACAATATTATTACAGAAACTGCCTCACCTCTGTCTACTGCAGATACAGATGTTTCCCCTCAACCGTCTTTCAGTTTTAAAGATGAACCAAGAAAGAAACTAGAAGCTTATGAGTACTGGGGGTATTACGATATTCACGGTACAGGCAGTACTGTACCTATTGTAGTTACCTGGGTAGGTGAAACACTTATACGCATGGAAGAGAATCCTTTTCCGGATCAAAAACTACCTTTCGTAATTAGGCAGTATCTTCCTGTTAAAAATTCTCTATACGGAGAACCTGACGGAGCATTGTTAGAAGAACATCAGAAGATTACCGGAGCTGTTACCAGGGGTATGATTGATATCATGGGACGTAGCGCCAATGGTCAAATTGGTATGCGTATAGATGCGTTAGATGTAACTAATAAACGCAGGTTTGAAAACGGAAAAGATTATGAGTTCAATCCCACAGTAGACCCTAGAACCGCCATAATTAATCATACATACCCTGAAATCCCACAATCAGCTCAGTTCATGCTTAATATGCAAAATGCTGAAGCAGAGGCTCTTACAGGCGTTAAAGCGTTTAGCCAGGGCATTACAGGTACTTCACTTGGAAGCACTGCTACAGGTATAAGAAGTGCTCTAGATGCTACCGCTAAACGGGACTTAATCCTGTTACGTAGAATAGCTGATGGCATTATTCAGATAGGTCGTAAGATTATATCTATGAATGCAGAATTTCTGTCTGAAGTAGAAATCGTTAGAATAACCAATTCAGAATTTGTAGAAATACGTAGAGACGATCTGGCTGGTAATTTTGATATCAAGCTTTCTATATCTACTGCCGAAGCTGATAACGAGAAAGCTCAAGAGTTATCTTTTATGCTGCAGACTGTTGGTCCTAATACTGATCCAGAAATGACATACATGATTATGGCTGATATTGCCAGATTACGTAAGATGCCAGAACTTGCTAAAAAATTGGATAATTATCAACCTACTCCTGATCCGTTACAGCAGAAAAAAGCTGAACTTGAGATAGCTTTGCTTGAAGCACAAGTATTCAATGAGCAAGCTAAAGGACAAGAGAACTCCGTTGATGTTGGACTTAAAGAGGCTAAGACTGTTACTGAACAAGCTAAAGCTAGACAGCTTGGAAGTACTGCAGATATGCAAGATCTGGACTTCTTGCGTAAAGAATCTGGCCAAGATCAAGAACAGGAAATTGAAAAGAAAGAATATGACAGACAAGCAGCCTTAGATTTAAAAGCTGCTGATAAGATGTTAGCAGAGGATACAGCAGAAACTTCTGCGATATAAATTTACGTAAGTAAAGGTAACGAGCAACCTTATAGCTCTTAACTTAATAATCTCTTAAAGAGGACACACGAAAATGAATACTAGTGAGCAAATACAAGAAGTAGAAATTACTTTAGCTGAAGCTACTAAACTGAGCGATAAAGCTGATGCTTTAGAACGTATGATTCATACAAAAGATTTCCAGTTGGTAGTAGATACCGGGTACTTTCATGATGAAGCTATACGTTTGGTACACCTAAAAGCAGATGAAAACATGCAATCTACCGAAAATCAGGCATACATCGATAACTGCATGTTGGCTATTGGTACCCTTAAAGAACATTTCAATAAAGTCAGATTGATAGGAAATACTGCCAAAAAGAGTATCAGGGATAATAATGAAACTCTGGATGAACTTCGTGAAGAAGTGTTACTTGGTGATGGAGCATAATCATGTCTGAAGAAGATACCGAAACTGTAGAAGACGTAGTTGAAACTGAAGAAGCAGCAGAGCAGGAACAGGAAGAAAGTCCTGCTGAAGAATCTTCCTTTCAACCTTTAGAAATGTCTGATGAAGAATTTGAAACAGCTGTGCTTGAAAATATTGAAAGTACAGAAACTGTAGAAGAGAAAGCTGAAGCTGAAGAACCTCAGGAAGAAACTGAGGAAGAAGAAGAAGTTTCTGCGGATACTGAAACAGAAGAGCAGTCAGAAGAAGTTGATGAAGAGGTTTCGGAAGAACCAGAAGAAGCTGAACAGATTGATTTTGAAGCACAACACAATGCGCTTTTAAAACCTTTTAAAGCGAATGGTAAAGAAATTAGTATCAGCTCTGTAGAAGAAGCCAGAACGCTTATGCAGATGGGTGCTAATTACCATAAGAAAATGACAGGATTGAAGCCTAATCTTCGTATTCTTAAAATGCTTGAAAATAATGATTTGCTCGATGAAGGCAAATTAAACTACTTGATTGATTTAGATAAGAAAAACCCTGCAGCACTTACTAAATTGGTCAAGGAAAGCGGGTTAGATGTCCATGATATTGACACAGACGAAAAAATAGACTATAACCCAAATAACTACACTGTAAATGACAAAGAAGTTGAATTAGATGAAACTCTAGGAAGTATTAGAGACACAGATTCTTACTCTCAGACTCTCAATATCATTAGCAAAGAGTGGGATGCTACAAGTAAACAGATGTTACTGGATAACCCAGCAGCTATTAAAGTACTAAATGACCATGTGCAATCAGGCATTTATACTAAAATTGCAGCTGCTGTAGAAACTCAACGTATGTTGGGCCAACTTCCATCAAGCATGTCTGACTTGGATGCGTACAAGACGGTAGGTGATGCAATCAATGCTAACGGAGGATTTAATTCTTCTCAAAGTAAGTCTGCTGCACCGGCTAAAACTAGTACCACAACGAAAAAGGTTGTAGATCCTAAACTAAGTAAAAAGAAAAAAGCTGCAAGCTCTACTTCTAGTTCTGCTAGAAAGAAGGCTAATAACGCTTTTAACCCACTTAGTCTTTCTGATGAAGAATTTAATAAGTTGGCTGAAAGAAACTTTATGTAATTAATTTATGGTGAACCCAAATGACACAAATTTATAATGATCCAGCTGGCGGAAGTGACTCCAGTATTGGTGAACAAACTCGTACTGACTACTACAACAAAAAAGCGTTAGTAGAAGCAGCTAAAGAATCCTATTTTGGTCAGCTGGCAAGTGTTATTGCTATGCCTAAAAATATGGGCAAGAAGATTAAACAGTTCCATTATCTTCCTGTACTGGATGATCGTAACCAGAATGAGCAAGGACTTGATGCTTTAGGTGCTGCTCCTTCTGCTGGTACTTTATCTATTGCTTATATTTCAGTACTTCCTCTTAACGGTGCTGAATCTCAAACCTTTTATTTTCGTGGTGACTCTACTACCAGTGATGCTGCTGCTCTTTTAGAAGCTAAAGCTAATTTCAATGCCTGGGCAGTTAGTCAGGGTTATGCTGGTGCATCTATCACTGACGTAGCTGCTGATGCTGCTGCTTCTTATGCAGAACTGGTTACTGCTATCAGTACTGATTATGCAATGACAGCTATCGCTGCAACTGCTAGTGCCCCTTACGGTAACCTATACGGTTCCAGTAAAGATATCGGTACTATCCAGGGTAAGATTCCTGCATTAGGTGAGTCTGGTGGAGAAGTTAACCGTATTGGTCACAAGCGTATTGAAATTGAAGGTACTATCGAAAAATTCGGTATTCATGACAAGTACACTAAAGAGTCTCTAGATTTTGATTCTGATGCTGAACTACTGGGACATATTACCAGTGAGTCAGTTAAAGCTGCTAATGAAATCACTGAAGACCAACTTCAGATTGATCTAATTAACGGTGCTGGTGTTGTACGTTATGCTGGAGCAGCTACTTCTATTGCTACTCTTAATGGTGAAGAAGCCGCTAATCCTTTTGCTGCTGGTAACACAAACAGTACTGTTAACTATGATGACCTGGTTAAACTTGGAATTGAGTTAGACAATAACCGTACACCTAAAATGACTAAGGTTATTATGGGTTCTCGTATGGTCGATACCAAAGTAGTCAATGCTGCTCGGTATATCTATATCGGTTCAGAGCTGCAGTCTACTGTCATGCGTATGACTGATTATCATGATAACAAAGCATTTATTCCTGTTGCTCAGTATGCTGATGCAGGTAATGTTGCTCGTGGTGAGTTTGGTGCTATTGATAACTTCCGTTTCATTGTTGTACCTGAAATGATGCATAAGCAAGGTGCTGGTGCTGATGTTTCTGATGCCCTGGAAGAAACTTCTTCTTTCCGTTATGGATCAGCAGCAGATGGTGCTTCACTAAGCTACAACGCGTATCCTATGCTAGTAGTTGGTGATGGTTCTTTTACTACTATCGGTTTCCAAACTGATGGAAAGACTGTGAAGTTTAAGATCAAGCATGTTAAACCTGAAAGTGATGTTTCTTACGCACTGGATAAGTTTGGCGAAACAGGATTCTATTCAATCAAATGGTACTACGGTACTATGATCCTTAGGCCTGAACGTTTGGCTGTACTATGGTCTGTAGCTGAGTGGTAAGCACTTAACCTAATCGGTAGCCCTTCGGGGCTACCCTTTATTAGCTAACCGGAAAATATTATGACTGTACACACTAAACAATCTCTACGTTTAAAGATGAAACAACGAAAAGCTGAAACTGAAGTAAAACCAACAGTAAAGAAAAAAGCTGTAGTAAAGAAGAAGTAAATTTAAAGTAATACATCCAACAAAAACCTGCTTAAGCAGAGGACATACAAATGAATGATACAGAAGTAGCAGAAAACACTATTCCAGACGAGTTAACTACTCTTAAAAAAAGAGCTACCAGTCTGGGTATTAAATTTCATCCTAATACAGGAGTAGACAAACTCCGTACTAGAGTAAATAATTTTTTAAATGACGGTACAGCAGGAGATGAGCCTGCTAAACCTTTCACCAAACAACCAGGTAAAACATTCTCCATGATGACTCATGCAGAGTATTCAGCCGAACAAGCTAAAGCAACAAAAAGAAACACTAATAGACAGGTAAGAATTAGGCTTAGTTGCAATAACCCTAACAAAAAGAATGACGAAACCGTATTTATTTCGGTAGGATCTGCCAAACTTGGTACTCATAAGGAGTACATACCTTTGGATTGGGAAGCAGGTTGGCACGTATCTAATATCGTTTACGAAGCGTTAAAAGAAAAGAAATACAGTAAATTTTATACTATAAAAGGCATGCATGGTAAGGATGTAAGAAAATCTAAGCTATTGCCTGAATTTGTTATAGAGGTACTTCCTCCTCTTACAAAAGCTGAACTAAAAGACTTAGCTCAGCAACAAGCTATTGCTGCTAAAGACTAACTTATACTGAGAATCCTGATGGTTGATATTACAGACATAACTACTGGTACCCCTAACGGTACAGGTTACTTTGATAAGTTCATGGACAGTATCAACTCTCAACTGGATTCTCAGTTTAAACTTGGTAGATTGCAGGGTAAGGATT